ACGGCTTCGGCAATTGGAGCTTGATTTTGAACGGTTCAAAGTCGAAGTCAATACCCGTATCAAAACTTACACGACACTGGCATCTGCCATTGCCACTGCTTTGGGGTCTATTGCCTCTTTTTTAATTCAACATTTCGTAAAATAACAACGATGGGAAAAGACGAATTGAAAGCCTATTTTGAGGCACACTCCGACGAATCGGAACTGTATGTGGTCAAAAACAAGCACCACGACACCCAAGTATTCATGGGTAGCCAAAAGGTACACGCGACCAATTTTGCGGCGGGTATTACCGACAATATGCTGATAGTCAAAAAATCGGACGTTTACGCTACCGAGATACCGACAGAATTAAAAGTGCCAAAAGCCGAAAAAAAGGCTTAGTCGCCTTCGTGCGCCGCCTTATTGACAGGGTTTTATACCCGTTCTAATCACGTTCAAATCTACTTTCTACATGAAAAAGTTTCTGTTTTATTTTATTGTGGGCATTGATGCCTTGCTGATAGTGCAGAGTTGCACAACTATCCAAGCCCAAGACATCCCCCCCTCAGTACAAGCCCAATTGGACAGCCCAACGGCGACCAATGTGTTTATTGGAACGCTCAAAGACGGTCAAACGTCGGCGGTTCCCGTGACGATTCGACAGACTGCTCCCGACTCTATCATTGCCCTGAATGTTGTGTTTACGCAACCGAAGGCGGGGCAGTCGTTTTGGAATTGGGCGGTCGTTAATTGGATTGGTTGGATTACGGTGCTGTTGTTTGTGGCACAAGCCGTTGTTAATCTGACGCCAACGCAAGCGGATAACAACGTTTTCAATGTGTTGAAATGGATTGTGGATTCGCTGTTTAAAAACAAAAAAGCTTCGGGCGGCTATTTCTAAGTAGTTAGATAGTTGGGTTAGTTGGTTAGTTAGTTACACACTAACCAACTAACCAACCCAACTAACTAACCAACTAACTAACTATCATGGCAGAATTATCAAAAATAACCGTAATTGTAACGAACAACAATTTGGGCATTGCACCCGCCACCGACGACGGTGTGATGGGGCTTTTGGTACAAGGTGTGGACGGTAATGCTATTGCCGTAGGCGACCATCGCCAATATTTCAGCTATGCCGACGTATTGGCTGATTTTGGCGAAGAATACGACACGATAAACAATTTGAATGTGTTGTCGCACCTCAGAGACTTCTACGATGAAGGTGGTAACGGCAAAGAATTGTGGGTCAAATTGCTAAGTCAGTCGCTTACGATGGCGCAAATGGTCACGAGCCACACGGAAACTTTGATGAATGAATCGAATTTTCGGGTCAAAATCATTGGGGTCATTCGCAATCCATTGGGCAGCTACACACCCGTCGCGCAAGGTTCGACGGTCTTGGACGCGGACGTTTATACGGCAATTGGGGCGGCGCAAACGGTGGCAACGGCTTGGGCGGCAGAATTTGCCCCTATTTTGTTTATTTTACAGGGACGATTTGTCAACACGACATTTAGTCAATTGACTTTGCCCGACTTGACCCAACGCTCGGACAACCGCGTGGCGGTGTTTTTGGGCGATTATATGCCCTCTCGCATGGGTGCAGTAGGCTTGGTGTTGGGGCGATTGAGCAAAAACTCGGTACAACGCAAAATCGGCGCAGTAGCAGATGGGGCGGTTAAAAACGTAGATTATGCTTACTACGGCAGTTTGCAAGTCAATAACAACCTCGCTACGATTGTCAACGACAATGGTTTTATTGGGCTTCGGAAGCACAACCGCAAAGCGGGTTATTTTTTCACCAACGACAATACGGCGACCGTCGAAACGGAAGATTTTAGTTCGGTGGTCAATCGGCGGGTCATTGACAAAGCCATTCGTATTGCCTACGATACATTTTTGGAGAAAGTCGAAGACGAAATTCAAGTGGACGCGCAAGGCAGAATTGACCCCGTAGAAGCCAAAGCCGACCAAGCGGACATGGAACGGGCAATTAGCCTCACTATGTTAGCCAATGCCGAAATTTCGGCGGTGCAGTGCCTCATTGACCCTTTCCAGAATATTTTGGCAACGGGACAATACAAAATTCAACTAAACATCACGCCCGTTGGCTACAAAACGCATATCGTCGTGGAGTTGGGTTTCCGCAATCCCGCTAATTCTTAATTGAAAAGTGATAGGTGAAAAGTGATAAGTAATTATCACCTATCACTTTTCACCTATCACCTATAATTTCTTTACAAAATGCCTACATTCAATAGTAAAAACTATGAGTTTGCCGACGTGTCGGTTCGGCTGTTGGGTCGGACGGTGGAGGGCTTTCGAGGGGTCAAATACACCATCAAAACCGACCAAGACGCCCTCTACGGGCGTGGCAACAAGCCCCTCAGTATTCAGGCGGGCAATAAGAGCTACGAAGGCGAATTGACGGTGACGCAAAGCGAGCTGACGGGCATGGAAGCTGCCATAAAAGCCATATCGCCTACCAAAGATTTGACGGATGTGAGTTTTGACATCGTGGTACAGTACAACGACGGAACGCTGCTTGTGACCGATGTGATTAAATCCGCTCGTATTTCGGAATATGAAAAGGGATTCGCTCAGGGCGATAAAGAAATGGAGGTCGCCTTGAAATTCATGGCGTTGAATATTCAAACCAACGTGTAGTAGGAGAATTGTCGGCGTGACTGCGCGTCACGCCGATAATTGGCTCAAAAAACCCCCTCAGTAAAATACTTTTAAAAACGGTTTTAAAACAGTTTACGGACAATGAAAAAGCAAAATATCACGCTTACCTACGACGGCAAAGATTACGTTTTCACGCCACCGACGCGAAAAATTTTGTCAATGGGCATCACCTTATCGAAAAAAGACCCGCTTAAAAGCGTGGACGTTTTGATTGACAATTGCCTCACAGATGCGACTCAAACTGAAAAAACGGCTTTGAAAGAAGATACGGGTTTTGTGTTGTTTGTGGCAGAAAATTCTGATACCATCTACGGTAAAAAAGAGGGCGAGTTAAAAAAAACTTAGAAGACGCGGACGGGTCGCCCGACGACAATTGGATAAGTTATTCCGATACCTTATTGATGTATTATTTGGGTTTGACCCCTCAGTATATTGACAGTTTGGACGATGAGGCGTGGTGTGTGACCCTAAAACAATTGGAACACATACGGCAATCGGAAGCCAACGCCAAATAGTCACTCAGTCTTAGGAAGCCTCCAAAGGCTTCCTAAGACTTAAAAAAAATCACGTCGTTTTGAATAAAGATTTTACATATCTCATCAAACTCCAAGCGATTGGCGACAGCGCGGTAGCGAAGCTATCTGCTGCCACCGAACGCTTTGAGACGACTTTGGATAAAGTAAACGCTAAAGTCGAAACGCTGGGGCGGCGCACGCGCACGGCAGGGACAACGGGCGTGTCCGCGTTTAACTCAATGGGGTCGAGCGCGGCGCAATTGATTGGGACTTTGGGCATCGTCGCCACTACGATGGGTAGTTTGCAAGCGACGGCGAAGTTTGAAGGGTTTGAGCGGAGTATCAATTTTTCGAGCGCGGGGAAGGGTGCGGAAAATCTATCCTTTCTCAATTCGACGATTGACACGTTGGCTCTGAATCAAAAAGCTGCGACCGAAGGCTTTGCCAAATTGTCGGGCGGGGTCATGGGAACGGGCATCACGGCGGCGCAAACCCGGGACATTTTCAAATCCGTCAGCGAAGGGACAACCGTGATGGGTTTGAGTGCTGATGAGTCGAAAGGTATTTTTATGGCATTGTCGCAAATGGCATCAAAAGGCACGGTCAGCGCGGAGGAATTGCGGGGGCAATTGGGCGAACGTTTACCCGGCGCATTTGGGATTGCTGCTCGTTCGATGGGCGTGACCCAACAGGCTTTGGGCAAGATGTTGGAACGCGGCGAAGTCTTAGCAACGGATTTTTTACCCAAATTCGCTGCCGAAATGCACAAAACCTTCGGACAAGCCGCTTTGGCATCCACAGACTCGGCAACCGCCAATTTTAACCGCTTCGATAACAGTTTATTGCAGTTGCAATTGACGTTTGGCGAGAAGATAATGCCGACCGTGACCGCGTTTTTGAACGGGTATTTAATCCCTGCGGTGGATTGGTTGGGGCAGCATATTGATTTGATTTTTAAAGTTGGCGGGGCGGCTTTGTTTGCTTATGGCGGTTTTTATGCCCTCAAAGCGATTGGCATTGCGTGGAATGCGGTGACTTTCATCGGCAATCAATTGCTGGGCATTCGACAATTGCAACTGTATTTCGGCGGCGGGGCTTATGGGTTTTACGCTGCCATGAAAATATTGGCGACCGAAGCGACCCTTAGCTTCAATGCGGCTTTGGTACGCTTAAATCTAACGTTTTTAAAGAGTCCTATCTTTTGGATTCCTGCCGCGATTATTGCGGTCGGGGCGGCGGTAGTATGGGCTTGGGGCAAGTTTGAGAGTTTTCGAGGCTTCATAATTGGTATGTGGGAAGTGCTGAAAGTGTTTGGTAAATACCTATACGATTTCGCTATTGCGCCGCTAATGGCATTTGGCAAAATACTGTGGGGTGTATTTACACAAGATTTTTCTTTGATTCGGCAAGGCATCGCTGACGGTGCGACTGCCTTGAAAAACATGGCAACGGACTACTACTCGGCGGGGAAAACGATTGGTGAAGCCTATAACAAAGGGTGGAATAGTGGGGCTTATGGCGATTTGCAAGACAAATATTATTCAGAACGGGACGACCGACAAGGTGCGCTCGGCGGTGTGAGCTTCGGCGCAAGCGCAAGTGGTGGCGGTTCGACGGATAAAAACGATGCTGCCAAAAAGACGGCAACGGGCATCACGGGCGGCGGCTCCAAAACTATCACGATACAAGTGGGTAAGATTGGGATTGATACGCTGACGATGCAAGTGACCAACGTAAAAGAAGGGGCAGAGCAAATTCGTGAAATCTTACTGCGCGAATTGACGCAAGTAGTCAATATGGCAAATCAAATTCAATAAATTGTATTGCGTATTGCGATAAACGACCTACGCCATACGCGGTACGCCATACGTAACACGCATGACAAATTTTTCCATCAATCAGTTATTTGAAAAGGCATTCGGTTTTAAACGCGGCAAAGACTACGACGGCGAACAAGCCAGCGTGGGCAAAGTAACGGAACGGACTTACAACGCCTTTGGCTTGGGCGATACTGAGGGGGGGCAAAATCCGAACCTTATCAATGTGCGGCAGCAGTTGCAAGCGCGGTCGTACTTGGGTGAGTCGTTGTTTATGCCCGTTGCATTAGGTGGGGTTTTGCTGCCCAATGAGCCGACGATTAGCCTCAGCAGCAGCAAAACGATTGTCGAAACGCCACTTGTGTCGAGTACGCGACACGGCACGGTGAAGGAATTGATTAGCATTGACGATTGGCGCATCACGCTACGCGGCATTGCCATAACGGACACCGATACTGAAATCTATCCCGAAGATTGGATAGACAAGTTACACAAATTGTATTTGCGGAATGAAAGCGTCGAAATCGTGTGTGGGTTGACGCAACTGCTCAATATTCAACGGGTGGTGATTAAAAATTTTGAATTGCCCGAAATGATAGGGATTCAACACGCCCAAGCCTATCAGCTTGAATTGGTATCTGATTATGAATTTATCCTTGAATTATGAAACGTATCACAATCACCATAGCTGGATTTACAGACTATTCAGAAGCCGAAAAACAGGCGCATCAGATAATCTCTGATTTGTTGAGCCAAAAGCTTAGTCAAGCTCTTGCTTCAGCCAATCTGACAAATCCACGTCGAAGTCGGCGAAATGGTCTTGAAAAGCATCAACGTGGAGATTGTACATGGTGGCGACGGCTTCATTCTTGGTTTTGTCAAGTGCTTTGAGCATTTTCAAAATATCCTCTTGGGTAGGGTCGGTGGTTTGAATTGCCTCCGTTAAAGTTTGTAAAGCGGTATAAGAAAATTGCGCCTCTGCACGGGCTAAAAACAATTGGTGAAAGATGTAAGACATCAGTTTTTCCCAATTTTCGGAATTGTCTGGTAGAGAAAATTTCATAAGATTTAGTTTTTTGACTTTATACGACGATGTTTGTTTTAAGTTCCGACATAACGATAGGCGACAAAAAAATGACCGCCGTGAATGAGGTGGAGATTGTCAAATCCGCAAAAGTGTTGGAAGACACCGCCACTATCAAACTGCCAACGACCGCGATTTTGCGGCGCAAAGGGCAGTATATTTCGGAAGTGCCAACGGCGAATGAATTTAATGTGGGGGATTTGGTGGTCATAAACTTGGGCTACAACGGGCAATTGCGGGAGGAATTTCGGGGCTATGTACGCCGAATCTTACCGAACACCCCCCTCAGTATTGAGTGCGAAGACGCGACGTTTTTAATCCGTCGTAAGCGATTTAATAAATCGTGGGAAAAGGTCACGCTCAAATCGGTTTTGGAGGAAATACTGAGGGGGACAGGCATCACGCTTGAAACGAAGTATTTGCCTTCGATTACGTTTCACGGCTTTTATCTACGGAATGTGAACGGCGCAATGGCTTTGCAAAAGCTGAAAGACGACTTTGGTTTGACGATTTATTTTAGTTCTTTTAAAAAACTGTTCGTTGGCTTGAGCTACGACACACCCGACGCGACGGTGGTTAAATACGAAATTGGGGTAAACACTATTGATAATGACCTCGAACGCCAAGATTCTGCGGACGTGCAAATGCGGGTTAAAGCGATTGCGATACTGCCCGACAATTCACGCTTAGAAACGGAAGTCGGTGACGGCGCAAAACCTGACCGTAAAGACAGCCGCCGCAAGCCCCCTAAATCCCCCAATGGGGGACTTTCTAATGGGGATTTTTCGGCAGAGGGTGGCGGTGAGGTGCGGACGGTTCATTTTTATAATGTGCGGACGTTTGCCGACTTGGAAAAATTGGCTTTGGAGGAACTTCGCAAGTTCAAAGCAACGAGTTTTAAAGGTGGTTTTACCACGTTTTTAAAACCGTTTATCGCGGTCGGCAATGTGGTAAAGCTGTATGACCCGCATTATCCGCAACGGGGTGATGGGGATTATTTGGTGGACAAAGTGACCACTACTTTTGGAACAAACGGTGGACGTAGAAAAGTGGAATTAGGATTAAAAGTGGGGTGAAGTATGAGGTATGAGGTATGAAGTATGAGGTATGAAGTATGAGGTATGAAGTATGAAGTATGAAGTATGAGGTATGAAGTATGAAGTATGAAGTATGAGGTATGAAGTATGAAGTATGAGGTATGAAGTATGAGGTATGAAGTATGAAGTATGAGGTATGAAGTATGAGGTATGAAGTATGAAGTATGAGGTATGAAGTATTTTAGACATTATGCAGAAAAAACACTTATAATCCGCCGTCAAGTTCGGGAAACCTTTGAGGTTTCC